GCAGCCACAGCGTGCTCCACCAGGCGGTAGGACTTGCCCACGCCCCACTTGGCCGCGATCAGCCAGAACTGGGAGGCCCCGTGGCCCCCGGTCACCTGGGCCAGCTTGCCCGGTGGGATGGGGCACACCGAGCTCGCAGCAGCCTCGGAGAGCACCGAAAGGTCGGTCACCTGGGTTCCAGGCCGGGATGAGGTGGAAAGGCCGCGTACGGCGTCCCGCATGATCTCCACGGCCTCCCCATGGGCCCCGTCACCGATGGCCACGGAGGCCTTGGTCAGTGCCAGGCGCAGGGAGCGGTTGGTCTCGGCTTCCACCACCTCGTGGGCCGCCCAGGCCGGGTGCACGTCGGGCACGAACACGAAGGACGGGAATTTGGCCTGCACCAGTGACAAGGGCGGAGCCTCGTCGGCATAGGCCTGGTACTGGGTGCACCACACGTGCAGCGGCCTCAGACCCCGGATGGCCTCGTCTGGCACCCCGTAGAGCCGGGGCCTGTAGACCCCCTCCTCCAGCAGGGCCGAGATCAGCAGCTGCTCCGGGGTGTGGTCGATCCTTCGATCGTCCTGGCCCGGTCGGATGGGGGTGACGTTCTCAGCGGTCATGGCAGGGTCCTCACGTCTGGTCTAGACGAGAAAAGCCCCGACCGGAACACCAGTCAGGGCTTCAGCGGGAAGAGAGCATGGGTCAGGTCTAGCCCATGCTGCTCCCTCCTCACAAGTGGGACCAGCATATCGGTTCCCATGGGGTCTAGGCAAGCCCCTGGTAGTCCCAGTTGTCTCCAGTTGCTTCCTGATAGTAGTCTGCACGCCATCAGTCTCAGTCCAGGACAAGGTCCCAGACACCATGTCTGGACCAGTCCGGTCACGCTCGGGGATGGTCAAAGCGATTTGGTGGCATGTGGTACACTCTCGGCCGAGGTGGTCCAGCCTCATGGACCCAGCAACGACAGTTGCCCAGGTCCGCTGGGCCTGAGCTGGTGTGGTCCGCTAGGGCGGCCCACAGTCAGAGCGGGCTACCGGGCCAGACCGACCGAGGCCGAGAACATTCTCATAGGGTAAGAAGATGCAAGAAGGGAGCCACGCCATGAGCGTGGCTTTCGTGCGTTCCACGTGAAACGCTGTACTAGCCCTGGCTGTCGATGAGCGGTGTGAACCGACTTCGACCAGCTGGCGATGGCCGGAGCCAGGGCGTCATACGGGGTGGGTTGCCGGTATCCCACTAAGGCTCTGAACCTTGGCCACGCAGGTCCGACTCCTGCTCCCGTAGCTCGAGCAGGGCATCTAGGAGGGCAGATGAGCTTCGAGAGGCAGTTCACTCGTCATCCCCACCCCCATGTCCGGCTGCGCCGGCTGGGTGGTCCAGTCAGCGTCCAGAGCGCTCACAAGGACTTCCATGGGTCACATCTGCCGGGCAGGTTCAACGCCTGGCTTGGGCTGCGCATCACCCTGGTGGTGGGCACCATGTGGGCGGCCTACCTGTTCACATTTCTGGCCCTGATCAGCGCACCCTCGGCCTTCGCCAGTGCCAACCCGATCGTCATCGTGGCCTGGGTGGCCCAGACCTTCCTGCAACTGGTGCTGCTGCCCATCATCATCGTGGGCCAGAACGTGCAGTCCAAGGCTGCCGATGCTCGAGCGGAGGCCACCTTCAAGGACGTGGAGGCCCTGTTGCACGGTCAGGAGCAGATCCACGACCATCTGGACCATGTCCACAAGGACGTGCTGCGCTCCATGGGGAAGAATCGCGACCCGTGAGCGCCGCCACCGTAGAGCAGTTCCAGCTCCAGCTGGGAAGGCCACCAACCACCCCGGACGAGCTCTGGTGGGTGGTCAAGGCCATGTGGGGCGTGGAGATCCCCCGGGTCCAGGTGTGCCCGGAGCACCAGGCCCCCTTCGACGCATTCTGCGACGCCTACTTCGGCAACCGGTTCAACTGGGCCCTGTGGTACGGGTCCCGAGGTACCGGCAAGTCCTACCTGCTGGCCATCCTGGCGCTGACCAAGGCGGCCCTGCTGGAGATCGACATCACCCTGCTGGGTGGGTCCATGGCCCAGTCCCAGAACGTCCACGAGCACGTGGAGAACCTCATGATGGCCACCAATGCCCCTCGGCAGATGGTGGCCTCCTCCATTCAGAGCGAGCTGGAGTTCGGCCCGGGCAACTGGATCCGACCCCTTCCGGCCTCCCAGAAGACTGTCCGGGGGCCGCACCCGTCCATGACGCTGCTGGACGAGATCGACGAGATGGAGAAGAAGGTCTACGACGCGGCCATGGGCCAGGCCATGGAGAAGCCCAACAAGCGCGGCCACCTGGTCCCGGAGATGGTGGTGGCCTCCTCCACCTGGCAGAACCCGGTGGGCACCTTCCAGGCGGTCAAAGACGACGCTGAGGCCAAGGGGATGCCCATCTTCACCTGGTGCTACCGGGAGGTGCTGGAGCCACATGGCTGGATGAGCCGGGAGTTCATCGAGCGCAAGCGCTCCTCGGTGCCGGCGGAGATGTTCCGGGTGGAGTACGAGCTGGGTGAGCCGGCCGGCAACGCCCGGGCCATCGACCTGTCCAAGGTGAACGAGTTCTTCGTGGTCATGGAGCCGGTCCGGGAGAAGCACTCAGGTGGGGACGACGAGTGGGTGTTCGCCGAGCCTGAGCCAGGAGGCGCCTACGCCATCGGGGCTGACTGGGCCAAGATGGAGGACAAGACCATTCTGACCGTCACCCGCATCGACGTGCACCCCAGGGTGTGCGTCTACCTGCGGGCGGTGCACCGTCGGCCCTGGCCGGAGATGATCGGCTTCTACAACCAGACCATGAACCGCTACCACGCGGTGGGAGCCCACGACGCCACCGGGCTGGGCAACGTGGTGGCCGACTTCGTGGACGAGCGCTCCTTGATGGTGGTCATGATCGGGCGGGACCGGACCAAGCTGCTCAGCGAGTACATCACCGACTTCGAGAACGGGGTCTACCGGATGCCCCGCAACACCCCGATGTTCACCGCCCACAAGGCCGTGACGGTGGACGAGGTGTGGGGCACCGCCAGATGGGACAGCCACCTGCCCGACGAGGTGGCCTCGGCAGCCCTCATGCACCGGGCCGCGGAGCGCATGGCAAGGCCGGTGGGCCCGCAGGGCACCGGCAGGTCGGAGTACAACCCCAGGAGCCACCAGCCGCTGCGTGGGGAGCAGGAGGAGCCCAGGGTGGAGGGTGTGGTGCGGATCAAAGACGACGGGGACGAGGTGTTCTCGGCCACCCCGGCCGAGCTGATCGGCGAGCCGCCCACCCAGGGGGTCTACCGCTTCTAGGCACTAGAGGACTGTGTCTTGGACCCGTAGCCTTGAGGGAATCGACCAGGAGGGCATGACAGATGCTGATCCGTCACGGCTCGAACCTCTACCTCTATGGCGGAGGCACCCTGGTGAAGTTGGCGCTGGCGGGCCCACACCTTCCTGCTGCGGTGATATCGGTGGATGACACGACCTGGACGAACCTGGTGACCGCCTTCGGACCTGTGATTGGAGCCTGAGCGATGTTGATTCGTCACGACAACGATTTGTTCATTCTGGAGAGCGGCGTGCTGTTCCCGGTGGTTCTGGAGGGCACCAAGATCCCCCGGGATGTGCTAGTGGTGGACGATGCCACCTTCGCCGGGATGGGTGGGGGCGGCAACAGCTTCTTGAAAGGCCCTTACGAGATCACTGCGGCAGGCATGACTGAGCTGCAGGCAGCTCAGACGCAGAAGTACAATCTGGACATCAACGGCGTTCCCACTGGCGGTACCTTCACTCTGCAGGCGTTCAACCTGCCGGCTGCCATCACGCCGCCCATCGCCTTCGATGCTGATGCCACTGCTGTTCAGACCGCACTGAACACGATAGTTGAAGTGAAGGTGGCTGCTGTCACCGGTACTAATCCGCATTTCCAGATCGAGATAGATGGAGCGCTAGGTGATTACTTCGGCTTGCGTTCTCAGGTCCTGCTCACAGTCGCCAACAACTCGTTGACTGGCGGTACGGCTTCTGCTCCTGTGTTGACCGAGACTCAGCGCGGTCAGTACCGGATCTTTGGGCAAGAGTTGTTCACTGGTATGGCAGGGGATCTCATCGCAGGATTGGTGGTCAGGTTGAAGTTGCCGTGGGATGGCACGTCGCCAGGCGTGACGTTGATCACTCCGAACGGGGATTTCGATTTCAACATCAATGTGAGCCTTAATAGTTCAAATGGCGGAATGTTCGAGGGTCCGGATGCGAGCGCATTGAGAGACAACAGTGCCATGTTCGTCCTGAATCGAACAGTTCCAGTGATGATTCACCTTTCACAGGGCGGAGGGGTAGGCAGTGCAGACGCTGGCTCCACCACTGGCAGCGCTGATGTCTATGTCAATGTCGTGAGGGGAAGGCGCTGATGAGTACGCCCCTCTCCCAGGTGGGCAAGGCTGCTATTCCCGAGGGCGCCAAGAAGCTGAGTCGTCTGGTCCCCAAGCCCGGCGCTGGACTGCAGACCAAGCTGGATGACCTGACCAGGGAGCAGGACAACCTCAACCTGCTGCGCACCCACAAGACCAAGAAGGTCACCAAGGCGGTGTTCACCCAAGGCCAGCGCAAGCGCCTGGCCCGCAAGGGCATCGCCATGCCCGGGGGCCGCTACCCGATCCGCAACGCCACCGACCTGCGCAACGCCAAGTGGGACGCCAACCGCACCAACGCCGGAGCAGACGTGCAGGCCCACATCGCCGTCAGGGAGGCGGCCCTGCGCAAGGAGGGTGTGATCAAAGCCCACGACGGTGGCACCGCGGTGGTGGGCAGACGCCAGAGCGACGTGGCCAAGGTCCATGACCCGGCGGAGGCCGGCGTGGTGGGTGGCGGGCTTCTGGCCGGTGCTGGGATGGGGACCTGGCGGGCAGCCAACCAGTCGGCCGTACGAGCCTCGTCAGGGCTGAAGCGGGCCACCCAGGAGAACTTCAATGCCGAGGAGGCCCTGGCCCGCCACAAGGCTCGTGTGGACGCTCTGGCGGGCAAGCGTGGGGTCACCAGGGAGCGCGGTCGTCAGTTCATGTTCGACAACAACGTGCACCAGGCCCGGCAGGGTCTTGGGGCTGCCCAGGCCCGGATGAAGGGTGCTGCCATCACCCGGCGCAACGGTCGCATCGCCGGCGGGCTCATGCTGGGGGCCGGGGCGCTGGGAGCCCTAGGATCGGCTCGAGCCATCGAGCGCCACCGGCAGGAGAGCTACTGATGGACTTCGGCCAGGCCCTGATCGAACTGCGCAGTGGGGAGAAGCTCACTCGCTTCCACTGGAACGGGCCTGGCCAATGGGTGGAGCTGGCAGATTCGGATGGGAAGATGACCGAGCCCTATCTGTTCCTGCACGACTCCTACGATCGCAGGATCCCCTGGACCCCGTCGCAGACTGACGTGCTCGCCCTGGACTGGAAGGTGGTGGGCTGATGGCCAAGGGCGACGACATCGTCCTGCGACCCCGCGAGGGCGCTATCAACCTGGACGCCTCTGGTTTCGACGAGACGCTGCTCTCGGAGGCGACGAAGGCCGGCCCCATGACCGAACTGGGCGCCACCGGCCTTCGTCGGGCTGCGGGTTTCCTGGACGAGGAGTTCCTGCCCCAACTGCGGGGTCGCAAGGGCGTCGAGATCTTCAAGGAGATGTCACTCAACGACCCGACCATCTCTGCGCTGCTGTTCGTCTTCCGTCAGCTGCTGGGCAACGTGAACTGGCGGGTGGAACCAGCGGACAAGTCCAAGGACGCGGCTGAGGCAGCCAAGTTCGTGAAGAGCTGCATGGACGACATGGAGCAGTCCTGGTCCAACTTCATCATGGAAGCCGCCTCCTGCCTGGACTACGGCTGGGCCTGGCACGAGATCGTCTACAAGCGCCGGGTGGGGCCCTGGGAGAAGGACGGGCGCAACCGTTCCAAGTACACCGATGGCATGATCGGCATCCGCAAGATGCCCATCCGCAGCCAGGACACGCTGCTGCGCTGGGATTTCGACGAGTTCGGGGAGACCCGGGCCATGGTGCAGATCGCCCCGCCGCGCTACCAGACGGTGGTGCTGCCCATGAGCAAGTCGCTGCTGTTCCGCTACCGACACTACAAGAACTCCCCCGAGGGCGTCTCCATGCTGCGTGGGGCCTACCGGCCGTGGTTCTTCAAGAAGCGCCTGGAAGAGTTCGAGGCGATCGGGGTGGAGCGCGACCTGGTTGGCCTGCCCATCGCCAAGGTGCCCGCCGAGTACCTCCGTGCCCAGCCTGGAACAGATCAGGCCAAGAGCGTGGACGCCTTCAAGAAGCTGGTCAAGTCGATGCGACGCAACGACCAGGAGGGCGTGGTCTGGCCGATGGCCTACGACCAGGAGACCAAGCAGCCGCTGTTCGCCCTGGAGCTGCTGGGCGGTGGCGGGGCTCGGGCGTTCAACGTAGGCGAGATCATCCAGCGCTACGAGGAGCGCATGCTGATGAGCGTGCTGGCCGACTTCATCATGGTGGGCCATGAGGACACCGGGTCCTACTCGCTGCACACCGACAAGACCGGGATCTTCCGCACCGCCATGAACTCGATCGCCGGCAACATGGCCGACACCCTCAATCGGCACCTGCTGCCCAAGTTGTTCGCACTCAACGGCTGGAAGCCCGACGAGCTGCCCAAGATCGTGCCTGACGACGTGGACGCCCCAGACATCACGGTGCTCAGCCAGTTCATGTCCCAGATGGCCACCATGGGCGTGCAGTGGTTCCCCGACGGCAACCTGGAGAACTTCCTGCGTCAGGCCGCCCGGCTGCCCGAGCTGGACGACGAGCAGCTGGAGATGCGTCGGCGCATGCAGATGCGGGCCGAGGCCACAGCCTTCGCCCAGGCCAACCAGGCCTACGTCACCTCCCAGCAGGTGCTGGAGCAGTCCCTGGCCGGCAACAACCCGGAGCTGGCTCCAGCAGGGCCCGAGCAGGGCAGTGGACAGGGGACCGGGCAGGGGCAGGCGCAGAACGACCAGCAGGCCATCACAGCAGGCAATGGGGCGATGAAGCGATGATCAGTGCCGCGGTGTCCTTCGAGGCCCAGCGCACCGCGCTGGGCATGTGTGCTGCCCAGGCCTGCAAGGACGCGCATGGTGTGGAGTTCCTGACCCGCACCTACCTGCGTGAGGCGGTGGAAGAAGTGTCCCCGCTGGACGCCATGGCTGCCCTGGCAGCAGCCCTGTTGCACGTGGCTGTGGACGCTGCCTCTGGGGATCCCAGGGTGTTCCGGGCGCTGTCGGAGATGCAGGTGGACGGCTCATGAGCCAGGACCGTCGCAACGCCGCGGGCCAGGTGGCCACCGGGGGCACCCTGGTGGGGCTTGGCACCTACGGCTCCCACCTGCTGGACGAGCGTCTGAAGGCCAAGGCGGTGAAAGGCCCGCTGGATGCTGCCCTGCACGGCAAGCTCAAGCCCAAAGTGCACCTGCCGCATGTGGCAGGCAAGTTGGCGGTGCGCGGTGTGCAGCTCTCCGGGCTTCCCCTGGCCGCGGTGGGGGTGCGCAACCTGGTGCGCGGCGAGCCAACCCGTCGAGTGGACCTGCACGAGGACGTTGTCAAGC